TATACCATGGTGCGAACCAAGTTTTCCTTATACATTTCATGATCAAGGAATATTTTTCATTCCTGAAGTGGGAGCTTTTGTATCAATATGGTTTTTAAATGGCAGCAAATATAAACCTATTTGGGTTGGCGGAATACATAGAGAAGAAGATAATATAGTTCCTCAATTAATAAAAGAAAATTACCCTGATAGAAAAATAATAAAAACTAAAGTTGGTTATATTGTTTTTGACGATAAAGATTCTTTTATTACAATAAAACATAAATCTGGATCAGAGCTTATTTTTAGTGATGATGGAGATATTACAATTCATGCTGCTAGAGATATAAATCTTATTTCTGATAGAAATATTCATGAAAACACAAAACAGTTTTCTGTTACACCAATACTAGTTTATAAAAAAAATGAAGAGTGATAATAATGCCAGCAGCTACTAGAATAAGTGATAATACTATAGGTATATGCGATTTAGGATTAGATTGTTGTCCTCATTCAAGATCTGGTACTAATGAAACTGGTAGTCCTAATGTTTTTATTAATAATTTAAAAAGTCATAGATTAACTGATACTGGTCCAACAAATTGCCCTCATTCAGGAACATTTGAATCAGTAGAAGGAAGTCCTAATGTTTTTGTTAATGGATTACCAAAAACACGTATTACAGATACTACAGTTTGCATGGATTGCGGACAATCTGGAAATCATGTTTCTGGTTCACCTAATGTTTTTGTTAATGGCTTTTAAAAGGAGAATTTATAAATTAAATGAGTTATCCTTATAAGTATACTTATCCCGAAAATAATGGAGCAATTGGATACGCAGGACCAATGCCAATTGAAGTTAAACAAGACACATTTGCTAATGGTTTAGTTGATGCTCCAGATGGAAAAGCTCTTATTAGATCAGCAATACAAAGATTATTATTAACAAATAATGGTGAAAGAGTAATGCAACCAGAATTTGGAACTAAATTAAGAGCTATGTTATTTGAACCTTTAGATGAACAACTTTTATTAGATATAAAAGAAATTTTAGGTGTTAAACTTGAAAAGCATGAACCAAGAATTCGTTTATTAGATGTAGATTTTGATCCTGACTATGATAATCATACTATTACAATTTCTTTATCTTATGAATATTTACAAAATGGTGAACAAGATATTCTATCATTTCTACTAAAATGATTGGAGATTAAATAATGGCAATACAATTAAAAGATATTGAAAAATTACCTATAGATTTTGAAGAAATAATGGAAGTTCTTAAACAAAGAATACAAGCAAAACTTCCAAATAGATGGACAGATTTTTTGCAATCAAATTTTGGAATAGAATTATTAGAGGCGGTTGCTTATGAAGCAATGCTTTTAAATTATTATATTAATATTAATATTAATGAAGCGTTTATGCCTACTGCTAAAACTGATTTTGCTGTTAGAAATTTAGCAAGAACTATAGGCTATAAACCTAAAAGAGCTTCTCAATCAGTTGTTCCAGTTATACTTTATCTAGATTCTCCAAGAAAATACGATGTATTTATTTCAAAGTATACAAAATTATCTACTGAAAATGGTATTAAATTTTACACAACAGAAGACAGCATGATTGTAGCAACTGAAAAAGAAATTGAAGTAAATTGTAAATCTGGAATATTAACTACAGATGTTATTGTTTCAAATGGTATAGCAAAACATCGTTATAAATTAAGAAAAAATAATGTTATACTTATTGAATCAGTAAAAACTGAAAATTTTGAATACGAATATAAAGATTTTATTGACACACAAAGTAAAGAACCATTTTATACAATAGAATATGATTCAGATGATAATGCATATATTATATTTGGAGATAATATTTATGGAATAAATCCTCCAGAAGGAGAAACTATTACAGTTTTATATGTTGTAAATAATAATTCTATAGAAAATAGTAATGTTCAACCAAATACTATTACATTAGTAGATTCTGTTATATATGATAGTAATAATGAAATAGTTTCTGATATTCACGCTTATAATGATATTGCTGCTAGTGGTGGTTCGAGCAATGAGAGTTTGGAAGAAATTAAACGTAATGCTCCTAGTATTTATAGAACACAGCAAAGAGCAGTTACTAGACAAGATTATAAAGATTTAATATTATCGCTTCCTCAAATAGAAAAAGTTTCTGTTATAGATACTTATAATATGGAAGAAGTGGGAATATTTGGTGTTAAAATTTGTCCTATACAAACTAATGGAGGATATTTAAATAGATTATTAAAAGATGAAATACAAAAATATCTTGAAGATCGAAAAATTATTTCAACAAGAATTGATATAATAGATCCATCTTATATAACATTTGATGTTAATATCTTATTACAAGCTAGTCCAACTGCTAATATTAATATATTAAATAATAATATTAAAAAAGAAATAACTAATTATTTATCATGGAAAAATAGAGATTTTGGTGAAGAAATTAGCAAAGCTGAAATACAAAGAAGAATTTCTTCATTGAGTGATGTATTACAGGTTTATAGAGTAGATATGCAAGAAAATAGAAGAATTTATATTACAAAAGTTTTATTTGAAAATGGTTCAAATGAAACAAATAAAATTGTTTTTAATGATTCAATTAACATACTAAGAGTTGGTTCAAAAATTGCTATAGCTGATATTAACGATGTTGTACAAGTAACAGCTGTAATAACTAAAATGAATGACGACGGTTCTTTTTCTTTAAATGCTAATATAACAAAAGATATGAGAATAATAAATGGATGCAGCATTTATCCTTTGCAAAAAGTTTTTACTGATCATAAATTTGGAACAAAAGAAATACAACTTCGACATGAATATGTGTATGAAGATGAACAATTTTTCTTAGAATTAAAAGAAGAATATGAGCAATTACTAAATAATATGTCACATTGCGTTATATACTTTGAAAATAGTCCAGAAGAAAGATATACTGTATTGTATAGAACAGGAGATAAAATATATTTAGATAGACCGTTATCTAAAAATGTAAATGATAAAGAATTAGTTTATATTTTATACAAATATAATATACCATCGTTAAGTGCTGTTGCTTTAACTGGAACTAATAGATTAAAATTTAAAAATTATCCAAGATTTGGAAGAAATACTATTTTAAGATATTACGAATTTGAACAATTTGAAAATGTATTATTTCAAATGATTAAATCTAATTCAAATTATGATTATTTAGATTTATATTATGATACTACTGGTTTAAATTCAATTGCAAAAATTTATTTAACAGATTCTAATGTATTTATTGAAAATATAGATTATGAATTAGAAAACAATATGAAAGTAATTAAATGGACAGAAGTTGGAAAATTAAAAATAAATCCGGGAACACGTTTTTATGTAGATGCAGCTAGAAAAATTATAAAACAGTCTGATCAAACTTTTACAGTTACAAAAATTGATGGAAAATACGTTCATGTGACTCCTACAGTTGAAAAAACACTATATGAAGATAGTACATTTAATTATGAAACAGAAACATATAATTTAATGCCTAATGAAATTTCAGATGTAGGAAACATTACAATAAATATTGTTTAATGGAGTTTTGAGATTAATGTCATTTTTATATAGCATACTTCCAGAATATACTAAAAATATAGACAGTTTAAAAGAATATAGTATTCATGGTGAATATCAAACATTAGAAGGTTTTACTGAAGCTATTGATGAATCTGTATTTAGTATAATTTCTTCTTCAATAAAAGAGGTTATGTCGTTTAATGATGTTTTTAATATAAGTGAGAAATACATGCCTTATTTTTCATTTTTATTAGGTTATAAATGGAATGATTATATAGATTCAAATATGCAAAGACATATTTTAGCTAATATATTAGAATTATATAAAAGAAAAGGTTCTAAATTTTCATTTCATTATTCATTGTATCCTATAGATCCAAATGTAAATATGTATGAACCGTATAGAGACATTTTCTATTTAAATAAATCAAAATTAAATTCAAGAAGCTATTTACCAAGCAAAAATTATTATTCTTATGGAATAATAGTAATTTCTATGAATAATGTTATACCAGAAATTTATGAAGTAATTGAAAGCATTAGACCTGCAGGTTGGAGATTCATAATAGAAAGAAGATTACAATCTGTCACTGATATGAATTTTAAACCTAAAGAAGAACCTAGATTAAAAACTAGTTCAGTCTTATTTACTAGAGAAAATTTAGATGACGAATATCAATATCAATTAGATAATTCTATACAATATAGTAAAGAAAAAATGATTCCTATTACTATGTATGGAAATAGAACAACAATTCCAAATAATTTATTATCATTAGAACATTTAGATTTTAATAGTATAGCTTTTCCAAATGAAAATCAAGGGTATAATACATTTTTACGTTATAGTGTAGTTCCCTCTAAAAGAAGAGCTCATTGGTATGTTTGGTTAAAACACACGATGGATGCTTTTGCTGGAACAATTTTTACTAGAAATGATGAATATAATTATTCAGATCTTGTTGATTATTTTGCAAATAGAATAGAACAAGAATCAAATTATCAGAGCGTTGAATATAATGATCCAGTTTTAAACGCTCATTTATTAGCTAATAGTATACATTATAGTCAAATTCTTATAGACGCATTTAGAAAAATTGATTTTAATAAAGTATCAACTCTTTCTAGACAAGAATTTACATTATACGATTTTAGTAGTGGTATGCAAAAAACATTAAACAATTTGAAATATTTTACAATTAATTCTGTAACACATGTTTTAGCTGAAGATATAAAACAAGATAGACAAGAAAGTTATTTAGAAGGATATACGCTTACTAGATATTCAAGTCATCATTTCTCAAGAAGATTAGAAGAATAAAGATTTTAGGAGGCATAATATTATATGTCAATTTACGATGAAGTGTCATTTTCAGTTTCACCTTATGTAGCAAGAGTTAATAAAGCAATAGAATTTTATTCTAGAAATATTGTAAATAATTTAAATTCTGGATTAATGCTTTGCATATCTACAGGACCAGATGAAGGTTGGCCAGTAGTATCAGGAACAGAAGTTCCTCCGCTTCCTTCTTTAACTGCGTCTCAGCTTACTAATCCAATTGGATTTAAAAGATTTAGTACTATGAAATTTGTTATTTCTGATGACGCTGGAATATATTCAGTAGGCGGCGTTCTTTGGAGAGCAATCACTGGAGATACTGTTGAAGAATCTATTTATTACGCAAAGCAATTAAATTCTAGATGGCTTTATGTTGAAGCTGAATTAGAAACCGATGAACTTAATGTCGGTGATGTTTATTACAGACAAATGGGATTATATAGCAATTTAAAAATCAGAACAGACCTTGTTCCTGATTACGCAACTAGATCAGTATTTCTACCAACTGAAATTGTAAGAACTGGTCCTGAATATGATGGAATTTTAGAAATTTATCAAAATGTAACACCAATGAGAAGACCTACTGACTATAGAGAAGTTTTTAGCTGGGTTATAGAATTTTAAGGGGTTGAATTTTAGTGCCTGACATTGTTCATAATTTTAATATAAGCCCGTATTATGATACAACTAAAGATGAAGTAGAAAAAGGATATTCTAGATTTTTAGCTGTAGAAGGAAGAGCTCTTCAAAATCGCGAATTAAATATCATGCAAGGTTTAGCGCATGAAAATAATAAAAGAATAAGCGATTTAATGATAGAAGACGGCTCTGTTATTTCTGGTTGTTCTTTTACTAAAAAGAAAATTGAAAAACAGTGTTTTTTAACTTCGGGCGAAATATATTTAAATGGGGATATTATTAGCACAGAATCTTATTTATGGGATTTTTCAGAAGTGCCTGAAGAATTAAGTATTGTTTATTTTGAAGTTTTTCCTACTGTTGTTGATGAAATAGAAGATCCTTCTTTATATGATCCTGCAGAAGCTTATGAAAGTCATGGGCAACCTGGTGGTCATAGATTAAAATTTTTAGCGACACCAAAAATAGCTGTTGAATCGGAATATAATTCTTTAATTATAGAAAATAAAAATACAGTTCCAGTTTGTAAAATTTATGATAGAGTTTCATACGGTCCAATTAAACCAAAACCAGTTTTTGGTAAATTATATGATTATATGGCGCAAAGAACTTATGATTCAATGGGAGATTTTTTATCTCAAGGTATGGAAGTAACAACAACTACAAATGTCTCAAACGCTAAAGAATTATATGATATTAAAATTACAGCGGGAAAATCTTATATTAGAGGTTATGAATATACCTATACAAATGATACAACAGTTTCAGTAAAAAATGCTATTGACACAAAAACAAATGCCGGAGATAGCGATATAGCGCCATTTGTTATACAATATGTATCAGGAGTTAATAAATATAGTTTAAGTGAAAATTATGTTAAACAAATAGATTCTGTAACGGCATTAGTTGAAGTTTCTTCAATATCATTGTCTTTTGACGCTATAACAAGAACAAATAATTTGCCAGCTCAATACACATCAATATATTCAATTGATGAAGTATACGATTATAGCGGTGGTGGTGGTACTAAAGTAACATATAGTTTAGTTACAGATTATTCTATAGAAAATTCAAATAGAACAATTGTTTGGAAAACAACTGGTAGCTCACCAGCTGGAACTTTTTATGTTGATATAACAATATTAAGAAATTTAACTGAAAATGATTATTATTTAGTTCTAGAAGATTCTGCCTCATATATTCAATTTTCAACATCTGGAATTAAACCAAAGGTAAATACTCCAGTTACAATTGAATTTACTTGGTTTTTATCTAGAATAGATTTAGTTTATTTAACAGTTGATGGATATATAAGAGTAAAATATGGAATATCAGCCGATAAATTAAATTTAAGAAAACCTTCTATACCAACGGGTTCTTTACCATTAGCTTATATTACAGTAATACCTAATACAAGTGTTGAATATTTTAATATTGAATCCTTTAATATTTATAGAGTACCGGTTACACAACTACAAGATATGAAAAAAACAATTTCTAATTTAGAATATAATTTTGCTATGACAGAATTGGAAAATTTAGCTCAAAGTAAACATTTAGAACAAGATAATATAACTACTTTAAGAAATATATTTTCAGATGCTATAACTACGTATTCTAAAGTCGATTTAGGAAATGTAGAATTTGATTCTACAGTTGATATTTTAAAATCTGAAGTAACATTACCTTTAAATATAGATCATATAACAGCTGATGATATACAAGTTGTAGATAGTAATGGTAATACAGTTAATATTTCTAAACCAATTTCATTAGACGTATTAGGAACTGAAATATGTGATTATCAACCTTTTGCTACACATAGCGTTGATTTAGCTCCATTTTTATTTAGAGCGATGCAGCCTAGTATTACGTGTACTCCTACTAATATAACACATATTACCGATACATATAGCACTACAATTCTTTGGCTACCAAATAGAATTGTATATTCAACACAATATGTTGATAAATATATTACTAAAAATATAACAAATACTATTACTGCGACTAGTTTTGATTCTCGTTCTAGTAGAAATAGAACAGTGACAACGTCATCAACAACAAGCAATACAGTTTTAAATACTAGCTCTAAAACTGTATCAAGCATAATAGGAGAAGAAGTAGTTGAAACAAAAAAATTAGATTTTGTTAAAATACCTCAACCTAATATTTATTCTCCAGCGTATATAAAAATATTTGGAAAAAACTTTTTACCAAACACTGAAATTTTAATTACTTTAGATGATTTAAGCGTATTAGAACCTGTATTTGCTGATACTACATTTCAAGACACTGAATACAATTATAAAGGAGTTAGAACAGTATTAAGAGATAGAGCTACTCCTCCTTCTATTACTAATCAATTAACAGATCACACTTGGGATGACGATGTAAATGAAGATATACCCAGACCTAATGTATGGAAATGGGAATATAATGCTAGTACTGGTTACTATTATATAAAACATCCTTCTTCAACAACAAATTGTTTAACTTATAGATATAGAAAAAGCGATAAGACGTGGCAATATTTATATACAGGTGATACTTGGCAAACGTTAGAAAAATCTCCATCATGGCTTAAATGGGTTTTAAGATCTCCTTGGATTAATGATTCTATTAATGAAATGACAGATGAAACAAAAAAGGGTGTAATAATAGAAACTAATACTCATGAACCTGTTACAAATATTAGTTATACTTCATCATTTGTAAAAAACAAAACAACTACTATAACTGATGGATATGGCGATTTTGAAGTTTTAGTTAAATTGCCTTCAAATGTTAAAGTTGGTAGTCATGTTATAACATGCAGATGCGCAGTAGGTTTAGATTTTGATAAAACAGTAAGATTATATAGTAAAACTAGTTTTATTGGTGATACTTATATAAGACATTGGGAAACACAAATTTATAAAAGAAAAATACAATTATTAAAAACTATAATTTATAGAGATTATATTACTACTGTTACAACTACAAGAAGAATAGAAAATATAATTGGTACTCGGCAAGATGTACGCACAGGAAATGATGATAGAGGAAATGGCGGAGGAACAGATCCAGTAGCTCAAACTTTTAGATTAAAAGAAAATATGTTTTTATCTGGAATAGATTTATATTTTATTTCTAGAGCAGCTGAAACGCGTTCTAATATTTTCTTTTATATAAAAGAAACTACTGAATCTGGAATTCCCACTGGTGATATTTTATACTATGATATAATTCCAAGAAATTCTATTAATATTGGAACTAATTATCCAGCGACGCATATAGAATTTGATTATCCAGTATATGTAGAAGCTAATAAAGAATACGCTTTTATTATAGGTTCTTCTACAAACGGTTATAGAATTCTTTATGCTAAAATAGGAAATAAAGATCTTATTACTAATCAACAAGTTCTTTACAACGCTAATTTAACAGGCGTAATGTTAGAATCTTCAAATAGTTATACATGGTCACCAGTTCAAGATTCTGATATAAAATATATTTTGTACAGAACTAGATTTAATACAAATGATAAAAGCTATTTTATTTTAAATGCTAATCAAAATGGAGTTTATGGCAATCAAAGCTTTGTTATGTGTAATACTACTATACCGTATATGACTTTAGATGACACAGAAGTAATAACAGAGTATAAAATAAATGGCACAAACGTTTTAACGTCTTCGGCAGCTTCATGGATACCATTAAATTTAGAAGAACAATATATTTTTGAACCATCAGTTGAATATTTAACACAAATGAATCATCATATAAAAGTTACTCTTACTAGCGATTCAGATAAAGTCACTCCAATAGTAAATTTTGGAAATTTTGAATCATTTTATGGTAAATACAAAAATAGCGGTTCTTATATTCAAACTCCAATTAAATTAGATGAATAGGGAGTAAAAAATGGCAATAAATACATATTTTAAAAAAGCGCGTTTAATTTGGGAAGAAAAAACTGCAGGTTTATCACCATTAAGTATAGAACCAAAAGTAAGTTTTGATGGTGGTAGTTCTTGGATGTCTCTTTTATCTCAGGCGACAAATTTAAGAAATGGTAATACTGTAGTTGGAAGTAACATAATTAATTTAGCTAATAATTATAAACAATTAGATGTTGGATTCGGTTTTACTCCTTATTGCATTCCATCAATAGTATCTCATGAATTAGAAGCAGATGCTATTGATGGTGATGTTGCAGGAACTTATTACTTTATAGCTAAATGTATTAATAAAACATCTCCAGGTTTAGAAACATCAGATGATTTAAATTATGATAGTTCAAACACTTTAAATAATCATTCTAAAGTATACAAAGTGAATGTATCAGCTGCATCTAAAATTCATTTATTTATTAATTATCCTTCTTATGCTTCAGGAATTTGTATTTATAAAGGTTACGCAGCAAATGAAAGCACATTTCCTGTTACATTAAAACTTTGTTATATTTCTAATTTAACTAATGCTCTGCTAGAGACAATTGATGATAATGATACTATTATTAAACTAAAAAATAAATTTCCATTTCCAAAAACTGGATATGTTTTAATAGACAGCGAATATATAGAATATTCAGATTGCACATGGGATTCTGGTGGTAGTTTTTGGAAATTAACAGTTGCTAATAGAGGTGCTAAAAATACAGTTCCAGCTTCACATGTTGTAAGTTCAGATCCGGGAGCAGATTTAACGTCAGTATTTTTAGCTCAGCATACTGCTGGTTATTATGGAGAATTACCAGATTTAACATATTATAAACAACCAATTACAGATTCAGATATTGCGCAGTTTTTGTTATTTGATTCTAATGATGTTAGAGATGCTGTCACAGATTCTTATGGTGTACCATTAACATCACCAACTGTTATAGGTTCTGTTAGTTATGAAACAGTTAAAGATAATACTATTAATGGAACGTATGTAAAATTTAGCAATTCAGGAGTTATAAGCGCTAATTTAACAACGCCTTTAACTGGATCAATACATTGTTTTATGAAATTAACAAATATGTTAGAAACAGACTCAGATCCAGTATTATTTGGTAATCCATTAGGTTTTTGGGTTAAAATTAGCAGATTTAATTTAAAACCGTATTTTGGTTATGGAGAAAATGAATTAACTTCTGATGAAAATTATTATATTCCAAGTTTAGGAATTAATACAGTTCATAATATTGGTTTTTCATGGAGAAAAGATCCTGATAGTGATTACTTACAAATTTATATGTGTATTGATGATGCTGAAGTTATTAATGAAATAACTACTATATTATATGCAGATTTTATTCCACAATCTTTGAATATAGGTGGAATAAAATTATCTTCAAGCTCTTTTTCTAATGGAATCAATGCTAATATATTAGATTGGAAAGTTTATAATAGATTTTTAGCTAAATCTGATTTTACAGCTTTGTATAATGAAAAAATAAATAAATCAAATATTTGGTGCGGAAAAATAACAACTGATAGCAATTCATTAGATTATAGCGCTGTTAGCAGTTCAATAGCTTTAAATACTTATGATCCTTTACATACATTAACATTTACTTTATCTTCTTTAAGCGACGTGCAAAATATTGGAAGCGTGTATAGCGTTATATATGATAATACTCTTTTAAATAAATATTTTACAGATGGATTGCTTCCAACTAGTAGTACTTATACTTATCCAATTGATCCAGATTTAATACAAATAAGATTTGATATGACTGGCGATGGAACAGGATTTGTAACTCCAATAATTAAAAATATATCTTTAATAATATCGGATGCTAGCTTATCATGAGAAAATTTAGAGATCCTAAAACTGGTGCTATACGTTTTGAAATGACTTCTGAAGATATAGAAAAGAAAAAATTATATGACAAAATTAAAGATTTAGAAAAAAGAATTATTCAATTAGAAAACTCTTTAAAAGAAATTAATAATATTAAAACAACAGAAGAGACTATTACTAAAAGAAAGAAAAAAGCATCTTCTGAGGAGGTTAAATAATAAATAATGCCAGATTTTAATGTTGAATTTAAAAAAGATGTAAGTTTTTTACACGTTATAAATGATTTAGAAAAAGTAATTACTGAATTAGGAACTAAACTAAATTTAGAAGAAAGTTTATCTAACGTATCAACTTATCCTGCATTTACTGTAACAGGTACTATAGATTCTGTTGATATTTATTATCCAGCAAAATTAGAAACTCCTAGAAATATACAATTAACTAGCGGCGCTACTGGAATAGCTTCTTTTGATGGTTCAAGCGATATAAGTATTGCAGTAACAGTAGATCCTTCTTTGCATGTTCATACTAAACCATATATTATAACTGATATTAATGTTACTACTTCTGGTTGGACACAAGAAGGTTCTGGTGACGGAATTTATTATACTAAAGTAATAGAAATTGCAAATATGCTAGAAACAGATGAAATAATTCCTCAACTAAATTTATTAAATGTTTCAGCTGGAACTCAACAAGAAAATGCTATTTCTGATTTTAATAAATTTAGAATTTTTATACCAACTAATGGCTATTTAACAATACATGCGCATGAAGTTCCAATTTATACAGTTCCAGTAAAACTTTTTAGATTTATTTAATTAAATATATAAAAAAGAAAATTATATATAAATTAATAATAGTTCTCTTTTTTTTAGTATGTTGTTTGGAGTGTGATAAATTTTGGCTACAAGAGCAATTGTTCCGAGAGCTGACAATGAAGGTTCTTTAGGAACTGAAAGCAAAAGATGGAATAATATTCAAACTGTTAAATTAAATGATGTAGAAATGCCAATAGATCCGCCAACGATAGAAGATGCAGGTAAATCATTATGTTTAAATTTTGACGGATCAGGTTATGAATATAGAAATTCAAATTTATTACCTTTAATAACAGAAAATGATGCTAATAAGATATTGGCAGTGAAATCGGACTCGTCCGACACGGAGTGGGTGGTGGCGGACTATGCGCCTCTCGCCTCACCAGCACTCACAGGCACTCCTACGGCACCGACAGCACCGTCAGGGACAAGCACAGAGCAGATTGCCACGACGGAGTTTGTGAAAACGGCAGTTGATTATTACTTACTGGAGGGTGATCCCGCATGATCACAGTTACAGGAACAAAAACAATAACCAATACAGCAGCGGCAGTATTCGCAGGAACATCTGAGATGCCCGGCGAAGACACAAAATTTTCTTTGACCGGACTTGGAACGGAAACAATCATGGTCCAGTCTAAAGACCGGGCATTGTTATACGAAATTCAGGAGGTGACCTAAATGGCAGAGCGCACTATTACCGATGTACGTAAGGAGTAATGTGATAATGAGTATACCAACAAATGTAAGATATTATGAAGATGATGATTTTAATGCTCTATTCATTAATGTAATGAATAGCATTTCAAGCGCTGGAGTTTTTAATGAAAGTGCGTTACCTGATGCAGTTAAAGAAAGACTTTCAACTGTAGCAGATACGGATGCTCTTTATGCTTTAACAACAGCAGATGTGCAAAATGGTGATATAGTTAAAGTTGGAGATAATGATTTTTATGTAGTAGTAGATGTAGACGAATTAGATTCAGCTGCTGGATATGTTTTACTTTCTAGTTCAAATGCTGTCCTAACTTACGTAGAATATTTAATGATGGAGGGTGATCCTGCATGACTACGGCAACAGGAACTAAAACAATTACCAACACAGCGGCGGCGGTATTTGCAGGAAGTTCAGTACTTGCAAATAGGGTATTTTTATATGTGCGAAATTTAGATGATTCCGTTGCGATACTGATTAACGGTCGAATAGTTGAGCCGGGGGAAGAAATAAAACTTAAATTAAAAGCCTCAGAATCAGTAACCATCATGGGGCAGTCAACAGGCAGAGCAGTACGGGCTTTAGTGCAGGAGGTAGCGTAATGATAACGACTACAGAAATTATTGGCGAGAAGCTGACAAAACTGACAATAGATTTCAGCGATGAAAATATTGTTTTGGTTGGGGAAACTGAGGTTGTAGGGGATGAATCAGCGGCTCTGGCATACGCGCACTTTTTCGAGCAGGACCTACGGAGGAACAATGCGGAGCTGTTCCCGATACCGGAGATAGAAATACCTGAAATGGATGGTGAAATGATATGAGTTTTGTACATGCACCGAACGTAGAATGCGCCCTTGGCAAACATGTAATGGTGCAAAATGCCATGAGAATTGGTTTTGAATCTGCCCTGACAGAACGCGTGAAAGCACTCGGTGCGAATGGGTTCACCTCTACAGACGAAATGTCCGAGTGGACAGCAAAGATGCACCTGCTGTCTGGCGGGAAAAACTCCATTAAGTGGGTATCTGACGGAGCAAGCACTGCACTGTACTGGCCCTGCATCGTGGTTCGCAGGCCCGCAAAAAAAGCTGTTCATTATCTGACTGGTGCCGGTGATGATATACATCCTGCATTTGTAGCCGGGTCGACAAAATATGAGCAGTATTGGATGAGCAAATATCCCGGCCCATATATTGTCAGCAACTCTAAAACGATATTGCTTGCGTTGCCCGGTTTTGACGGGATGAGCAATTTACTGACACGTGCCCAGATCGCGCCATCATACGATACCGCTCTTACA